TCATAGTCGATCACGTCGATCCATCCATCTTCCTTGACCTGCACGTACCAAATGGAGGTTGGATCAGTAAAGCCGAGGTCAAATGCCGCATAGACCGGCAAGTCTCGCCGTGGGGCCAGGTTCATGATCCGGCCTTCACGCTCAGCCTTCAAGAGCAGGTCAAGATAGAACGAGCCCGGCACGATCTGCTCAAACGAGCATTCGTATTCCTGCTCCGTAATCGCTACACCAATTTCAGGCCCGTACAGGTCAATGTTCTCTTCGAGGATCGTCTGCATGCGCTGCTCGCTGATCTGATGCGATTGCATGTGCTGAATACCAGCTCCCGCTTCATCACGCGCTAATACGTGCATTTTGTTGTTCGTGATCAAATGACAGGCCCAATCCGGCTTGTTGCGGTTCGCCAAGAGCATCTTGTACGCATGATTCTCACCAAAGGCCGTTGTGTTGAAACGCATGAACCCGCCATTCTTCTCCACGATAGGCCGAATGACGCCGAGCGCTTGCGGGTCTGAGAACGCCCACTCAGAGAAGTAATATCCCCTTGCTGACATCCCGCGTAGGCCTTTGTGATTGTCGCTTCCCGTGAACAAGACGAGCGAATGATTCACGCCGTCGATACAGGGAATCTCAATCGTCATTTCGTTGTCGAGCTTCTTGGTCCTCAACTCAGGCGGGAACGCTTCGTCAATGCGGCTCACGCCCGTTGCGGGGTTGATCGACTTCCATAGCGCCTTGCGCACATGCTCCGTCTCTGGCAGACAATACACGTAATTCGCGGGTACAGCCAAGGATTGCGAGCAGCAATCCTTGAGGAAGAGTTCATCTTTGCCAAGTTGCCGGTGACAGATCGCTAACACGTTCGGGACTCTGCGTTGCAAATCCATCCAGAGTGGGAGTTGTGCGGGGGTCGGGTTCCAACTCTCAGGCGGATAGACGAGATCGGCTTCGGTGGGCTGTTCAGATGACATCATGGCTTACTGACACACATTATGCAGTCTACCATTCACGGACACGTACCCGCACCGTGGGCGTGGGGTCGGCTGGTTGTACTTCGGCTTGAACAGGTTCCGGTAGTACTCCGTTTCCTGTGCGTCCACAATCGCTCCCATCAGATCGATCTGCGCTGCTTCCCTCGGGTTGCTCGCCCTCCAATCCTGCTCCATTTGGTACCGTTCCTTCTGCTCCGCTGTCATGCATCCCGATAATACCAGCATTCCCATGAGCATGAAGATGTACATGATTGTGCTCCTCCTTCACCCACGTCCGGATGAACACCCGTTGTGGGCCTTTCGGTTGCTCGCCGGCGTCATACCATCCCATCACCTTCCCAAATTCTAGCATTGCCTTCAGCTTCGGCGTCAACTTGTATTTCTTCGTATACCCAGTCGGCACGGCATCGGTCTCGCCATCCGCCTTCTTCACCTTCGTGTACTCTTCGCAGAACTCAAACCCTTCGACCATCGCCGCTTCGTTATCCTGCAAGTGAGGAATCTCAATCGGATTGCCAAACTCATCAAACATCTTCCGCACGTCCGAGTAGAAGAATGCTTGCATTTTCTCCAGCCATTCCTCACGTGTAACACGCACTTTCGCTAGCACTGGTGCTTGAATCTCCGTAATCCTTGACCGTATCTTGACTTCTGCCATGTACTGAGACGCCTTCTCATGGATACTTTTGTCTTTCATGCGCTTTGGCTTAAATGCAAGTCGATAGGCGTCTGACTGCGACTTCCCTTTGACGATCTCTTGACAGAACCGCTCTTGCTTTTGGGTCAGTTTTATCATAACCTACTTGTATCCTTTTAGATACATACCTCTATAACGCACACAATTGCACTAGGACGATTCCGGCATACCTGAGTAGCCACCTGTCCATGATCGTTGATCCTGCGCCAAGCTAGGGCCATTCCTGGTACCAGGCCGTTTCACGTCATCAACCACGGATACTGTCTGACCAGACTCACGGCATCCTCGGTACTCAACGCATCAGCTTCTAACAACTTCTTAGCCTTGGCCTTTTCCCGTCCGTACTGCGCCGACAGATCCGCCGTGTCTCGGCCCTTGTTCACGTCAACCGAAATCATCCGCAAGAGCTGTTGGACTTTCGCACAGGTCGAGATCGCGTCGAATAATTCAGTTCCAAACTCCTCCTTGGTCATAACTTCTCCAGGAGTTTCGTTGAAATTTTCTCTAGCAATAGCCGAGCGTCCTGATCATGCACGATAAACTTCAAGGCATAATCAGGACTAATGCGCTGTTTCTGCACGGCATCCATCAACACATGTTCACGCTGGCGAGAATCATGGCCTAAACTGACCCTCCACTGTGGACCTACTCCTTGGTCTCTTGCATTGGACACGAGACGTTGATAGACCTCTTTGAATGCCATTCTCGCCGCAACTTGGTCATCATCCATATGCCGAACCACGCCAAACGCGCCAGACATCTGATCTGTCCATACAATCGTGACATCTTCATTCCCTAAACAAGAGGCCACAATGGCCCACGCTTCCTCAGCATTTGGATGGCCACCTGGCATCTGGTCAAGAATATCAACGAAGACAAACCGCTTCCCCTGCCTCCGCACCCGCGCTAAGGCTTCAAGTACATGCGGAAGGGGATAAGATTTCAGATCATTCACGACTGTCGCCAGCGCAAGATCTGACATCTTCTGACCGACCAGCTCATAGCTAATTGTGACGGCTTCTTCCAGTGTCATTTTGCCTCCTGTGCGGTCACGAGCGCCCGAACGCGCTTGACCTGTTCAAGCACATCATCCTTCATTTCTGCGTTTCTCGCTTCACTCGCTGTTGCCTTCACCCCTGTCGCCCATTGCGTTCGCAAGCCCTCAGCATCTTGCAGTAACAGATTCGGCGGATGACGCTTAGCCACGTAAAACGGGTTGTTATGCGTGAGGTAGTACGCGGCAATCATCGGCGCTTCACTAGTCCCTAACTTATCAACCAATTTGCCAAGCATGGTATTCGTCCCAGCGTTACGCACTGGCTCTACTTGGTAGCGAGCATAATAGGCTTGAGAATACGCAACCCAAGTATCAACAGACTTGCCGCCGCGTGGCGTAGCCTCGTCGGCAGATCTTAATTCTGTGATGTGTGATTGTGTCTGTGAAGGTGATTGTGATTGTGACTTATGAATGTGATTATGAGTGTCGTGCGATGATCGTGACGATGATCGTGACGATGATCGTGACGATTTTCGTTCATTGATTTTAGCAATAGACTTCTTGCGCATCTTTATGATTTCTTTTGACTTTTCCCACTCACTCAAGAGCCGTACATTGTAGAGCTTGTTGTTTTTCTCATCAAAACACGCTCGAATTCTCGTTAAGTCTCCTGAAAATCTTCCTAATTTTTGTAGCGCAACGTCATCATTTGGTAATGCACACTCGCCACTATTCCACGCATGGGAGAGGAGCAGAATGTAGGCTCCAATTTCCTCAGTGGTCATCAGGTTGACGTTGAGGCTAGATAGGAAATCGTTTGGGTAAAATGGAAACCAACACGCCTTAGACATAATCCCTCAAAAATGAAGAAAGCCCGGCAGGGCGTCTAAGACCCTACCGAGCTTCTCCCGCTGTGGCGCCAATCTTGTGAGAGAGACTGGAGCCCTGCGCCTGTTACCTTCCAGCTTAGACCTGGACGGCGCTTGAAGTTTCACTAGTTACACCACATCACGGTGCATCTGTCAACAGGTCTTCCGCTTCTAAAATCATCCGCCCTAACGCTTCGACAATTTGCGGAACTACCGCGTTCCCGAGTCCTCTAATGCGGTCCATGAAATTGGGTAGCCCATGACCATTTCATAGATTACTGGATATAGAGCCGTCTCGACTCCTTGCATTCTCAACCATCCATCCAAGTGCATCTGCCCCCCGTTGATGAGACATGCCTTGAAGATTGATGAGTATTTCATTTTCGCCTGCATCACATCTCCTGCATTGGGGGTAGGCAATGATCCAGACACGCTGTCTCTGGTGAGGAAACCCGAAGGCTGACGCAGGAAACATTGACCATTCCGCATCATACCCGCTCTCGGCCAAGTCTCCGAGTACT